AGAGCAAAAATTGTATTAATCCTGTACTTTTTTGTCTCCTTATATAGATTCCATTGTTGTATTTTGTAGAGAATATAGTCATAAATGATGGAATATCACTATCAAATTTAACCCACATCTCTATGCTAAATGGTGTACTCCATTCGATATTCAATACTGGTTCTATAGCTGTAATTAAACGCTCATTCACTCCATCAAAATCAAGTGATTTGCATGATACAACTGGAGCAATTTCATTTGGACAATCAAGTGCAGTTCCAAGTGTAAATGTTGCACCTTTTAAAAGGCATTGTTCAAGTGTGAACTGAACATCTATTGCAAAAAAGTCAAATGGATATAGATAATAATTTTTAAGCTTGTCATAGTCATAGCCACCAAAGATTGTGTTGATGTCTTGCTTGACCATGTTTCTTGGTTCAATCCAGACAAGACTTCCATCAAACACGCCTCCACTGATTTTTCCCCTTGTTGTGATTTCTTTTTCTAATATTGGAATTAGTTCAAGACTGGCAGTACATGATTCAATACCAAGCTTTGCCAAATTAAGCCAAACAACAAGTCTTGCAGTTCCTCGAAATTTCTTTTGATAGAAATCATTTGTCTTTGTGAAGCCTTGATTTGTCATTGGTGCAATCATTTCCCAATATACAACACTGTACTTGTTGTCATTGGGCACTAAATCTTGATATAAGCCAGTGTTCTCACAATCTGCTGCACTAACATCACAAGCGACTGGATAACGCTTTATAACGCCACTATCAGTTTGACCAAAGTTGATTGTTCTGACTATTGAAGCATACCTGTCAACAAAAGAAAGTGCAGTCAGCTTTGGTGTTAATATTGTGTCAATTAAGTATTTTATTTTCATCCTAAATATCTATTAATTTTGTTTTGAATCCTTTCAAGGTGCGCTTCTTCAACAAACCTTTTTTCTTCTTCACTGGCTTCAAGAATGTTTCCATATCTTGGTTCTTGCCATTCAAGAATGTTTTGCGCTCTTGGCGTTTGACCACCTATTTCAACACTGCATGAATCACCAGTATTTTCAATGTTTACCACTCCAGTATTGCGCCACATATCACCACTGAATGTGAAATTTATATCACCAGAATCCATGTTATTTGCTTCTCTGAAATCACCATAAGATTGAAACCAATCACCATTTTTGATTGTCTGTTCTGCTGTGTCACTTAAAGACTTGCCATAAAAATACCATTGTGGAACAAGTGCTTGTGAATACTGACCAAAAGCACTTCCATCTGCATTCACTTTGTCATTCTGAACTCTTGTTCTTACAAGCGTTCTAAGTTCTTGACCAATAAGCACACTTTCTTCCTCTCTTGATGCGTTTATATCATCAACCAAAATCTTTATTCTTGTGGCAAATTCTAAAAAATCCATAATTAACAGCAGTCTGAAACAACAAATTCTTCACTCCAGATTGTTTTTCTCAATACTGGATTTGCTGCATTTATTAAATAAAGTTCTGCTTGATACCTTCCTTCTGGTGCGTTTGGAATCAGCTTGAATGTATCGAATGTTGACCAAACAATCTTTTTAACTCCATTGACAGTCACAGCAGTGCTTTGAAGACCACCACTTGCAGCTGGTGTGAATGTTACGCCAGTAAAATTATTTTCTCCTTTCGTTTCATACCACACAAATCTTTGGATCGTGTCATAAATCTCATCAACAAATACTTGAAACGTTGGTACTTTGTCAACAGGAACACGCCACAAACCGATGTCTGAATTGAAGCCATTGTTTTGATAGCTGAAACAATCACTTATGTTTTCATAAAATGGTAAGCCACTGCCTTGTGCTGATGTTGTTGCTCTATTGAATATTTTAATACTACTCATAATACTTGATTGATAAAGTTATCATTCCTGTTTTTAAATTGTAAGATGCTGATTCAAGTTGTCCATTCGTGAAGCTGTTTCCAATAAACCTTTGATAAGGTGCAAAAAAGAAAAATGACCTTATTGGAATAGATATTTGTTCAAGCTTTTTGTCTGGTCTTAATTTACTAAACCCTTGACCAACAAAGTTCATTTCACCTTGTGGAAATGGTCTGTAATATTTCCAAAATTTTTCATGTAGGTTTGCCATTCCTTGTGGCACATTTGGGTAATAATCGCCAGTGATAGCACCATTTTCTGAACGTGCTGAAATACTCAATCCAGATTGAGATGGTGCAAGTGAATCTGGTGTAATTACAACAATTCCATCTGTTCCATACTCTGCTGGATTTGAATAAATATTTTCAACTTCACTGAAGAATTTTGATGTGTTGTAAGATTTCACACCTTCAGCAACATCATTGTTATAATTTATGTCCACACCAGTAAAATCAATGCTGAAATCAAGACTTGGAAATTCTTCTGCTCTGGGTATATCAGTCAAGTCATATTCATATTCATTTTTAAGCCTTGTATATTCACCAGATTGTATCGCTGTCAAGTCAAGCACACCTTGATTATTAAGGTCATTGTAATGCTCAATAATCAATCTTCTTGTGCCTTCATCAACACGCCAAAAACAATTCAATTTTGAACTAATATAGCTTTCAAGTAATTCTTTTAATGTCACTTCTTCAAGTGTTGCTTCTTCTGTTGCTGTTGGGTCTTTGATGTCACTCAATGAATGTAATTGCAAATCTGTTGTGCTGCTTGGATTGTTGCCAGTTACAGGATTTGTTTCATTGTATAAAAACTGACTTTGCAAATCAAGTTCTGGACATATTTTATTCAAGCCAAGATTAATAACTTCAGTCAAAAGCCTTCCATTGTCAAAATCAGTTTCAGTGAATGTTTGAAATACATTTCTATCTATCCAAAATGAATTTAATACAGGTGTTCCTGTATAATCTATGTATGTAGCCATCAAATACCAATCTTCATTTGCAGCTGTAACTGGTGGTGGTGTTGATGTACATGGTAAAGTACAAAATGTATAACCAAAAGATGTGCAAGGTATCTGTTGATATAATGGATTTGGTGGACATCTATAAAATTTTGCAGTATTATTTGACTGACAATTATCAAATAATAGGTCATATTGATGTGGTGCTGTTCCAGCTGGTGCTTGTGGTACACCACCTTGACAATATGTTGTCCTTGTATCTCTGACAAATACATAATAATTTGGCTGAAAAGCACCATTTGGTGAACCTCCACAACCTAAATTGCAATTGAAAAATGCATCTTGACCAATTCTTGTGACAACTTTAAATTCATAAAAATTCAAATCATTCTTCCATACAGAATTTACTATTGTACTGGCTTCAAGTATGTTGAAAGTCTTGTCATAATTATCAAGCAAACAATTATAAAAGCTGTCATGCTTTAGCTTAATTTTAACGCTTTTTTTATCTGGATTAAACACACAATTTCTGTTGGTGAAATAGCCTTCATAAATAATAAAAGTTCCTTCACTGCTGTATTCCTCAATGCTGAATAAAATCTTTTCAGCATCACCATTTGCAAGAATATAGTCATATACAGCACCAACATAGTTGACAGTTCCATTGATGTCTTTGACATACTGATAAGAACCACCTTCACGACTTAACGAATAATCAAGTGTGAAATCTCCAGTGTTGTCTGGTGTGTATTCTTTGTTGTCAATATAGTATTTATAGACTGCCATTACTTGTCAAATTTACTTTTCTCAATATCTGGATCAATACGTTTTGCTAATTGATAACTAATCCAGTCAAGGTCGTGTCTGCAATTGTAACCACCTAAATCAGTCAAGATATTGCCATTTGGAATTTTACCACTCCATTCAAGGTCATTCCATTCAAGTATTGTTTCACGATTGTAAACATTACCAGCACGTTCTTCACAAAAAGGTCTTGTGGTCTTTATTTCACCACCAGCATAAATTGCATAATTAAGTTTCAGTGCTTTGCTAAACTGCTCATCAAGGCTTCTTGAATATTTCTGAAATCCATCAAAGCCATTCTTATAATGAAAACTCGTGATTGCACCAAACTTGTTTTCTTTTCCTTTTATAACTTCAGTCATTAAAGACTTGACATCACTTACTCTTGCTTCAGCAATTATGTTTGCCCTGATTGAATTTTGTACTTGTTTAACTATTTCGTTATTATCAAATAGCTGGTCAACATATCCAGATGAAATTGTACTTGCTCTATTGTATATCTTTTCAGTGGCTGCTTTTGTAGGCAAAAATTTGTCATAATACAAGCTGGTTGCATCATTCAATCTGTTGAATGAATTATTATAATACTTGTATAAATCTGCATTGACCACGTTCTTGATAAATGTTTTTAGACTTGCTGGATTATTAATTATTTTTAAGTTCCTGTTTGTATTTGTTATTCTGTTGTTCCTTATGTCCAAGCTTGGAATCAAAGTGTTAAGAACGTATGTATTCAGCTTCCTTTCAAGTGTTGCTGTTCTTTCTAATAAGCCACTTTCCGATGCCCTTAATAAAGCACTTCTTTGTCTTGCAATCTTCCTTAGTTCTGTGATTGTTGGAGGCATCTTTAATCATTTGTGTCTATATCTCCAAATGATGCAATCTGGCTTACTGAATTGTCACTTACTGCCATGTCACTGAACTGCTTTGCTTTTGCCATGACAATATCTTTTTGCTGGTTGTAATCAAGCAATAAAAAAGCTGGTTCATTGGCAACAATATCTTCTGTGATTTCTTTAAAATTTAGCAATAAAGCTTTTTGCAAACTACTATCTGGAAGGCTTAAAACAATATTAGCTTTTAATTCTGGTTGTATGTTGGTGAATGGCTCAAATTTACGCATAGCATTATAGACTGACATATAACTTGAATCTGTCCTGTTCTGCTTTATTACTATTCGCTTGTTAATGTTTTCAATGACCTCTGGACTTGCACCAGCTTCCTTTGATTTTTTAAGCAAATCAATCAAGTATTCTTCACTTTCAAGGTCATATTCATTTGTGTACAAAATTCTTGTTTCAATGTCATCAATTCCCATGACAGTGCTGATGTAATCAACAGTGAAATAGAACATTTTTTGTGGTGACTTTGTGAACTCGTACATTGCATCTTGTGCTGTGTCATAATAGTTTGTTATCTGTGTTGCTGTTGCCATAGCTGTTTGTTGGTACGATATGTCAACACCAAATACTGCTTCAGTAATTTTTGGCGTATATTCTTGCACATCTTCCTTCTGGTGCTTCACAATATCAAATGGAATGTCAACATAGAAAACAAAATCTTTTGGTGTAACAGTTATGTTGTTTTCACCATCTTCACTTGGCAACTGCACTTCAATAACATCCTGTGAACTGGTGTGAACTTTCTTGCCGCTGCCAGAACAACTTGGACAAGTCATGCCATTTGGATGTAATATGCCACCATTACAAATTGAATGACTTTCATCTTGATAGTCACATGGTGTGTAATACTGGATTTTTTGCAAGAACGCATGAAGCGTTAAACTAAGGTCATATTCACTTCCCCTGTTGACAAGCTGTTTGTACTCTTCCGTTGCAGAATCCCAAAATGAAACATAAGTTTTTTTGTTTGTTTCCTTATCGTGATTATATCCAATTCTTGTGATGGGTATTTTTTCAAACTCATTTTCTTGTTCAATAACCAAATATGTTTTTTCATTCACTTCATCTATATAACCGACAAATTCACCATCTTCATTTTTGAACTGGTCATAAAAGTTTGAATGCTCAACAATATCTTGGTCAAGCTGGATGGCTGTTTGTGTTTTCTTAGCATCAAAATAGTAAAATATATTAATCACTTTTTCATGCTGACTTCTTGCTTTCATATATCCGACTGTTTCAGTCAAATTTGCTACACAATACTGAACATTACCTTTGTCAATTTTATAATCTTTGACTTCATGACTTTTGAATATGTATGGGTTGAAATAATCTACTTCATCAACTCTGGAATGCTGCACCCAATAGAATGCATTTGGGTCAATATTGTTATAATATAAAGCACTTTCTTCACACCAGTTGATTAAACTTTCACCATCATGCCCATAATTAGCCAAAATTTGTCCCATATTAGCACTTTCTTGTTCATTCTGTATATTTATATCCATTGCAAGTTTATCTGCCCTAAAAACACGCTTAAAAAAGCCTTCAATTTTACCAGCAATTGACTTTGTTCTGTTCTGTGTGATTTCAACACGCTGAATTTTTTGTGCTTCACTTTCTCTTGGCTTATAATTGACTATCAATTCGCCATATCCAACACCAGTAACAATCTGTGAATAAAAGTGTGCTAATTTACAAACATGATGGTAGTGTTTATGACAATACCCTTCAATGACTTTCTTTAGTTTTTTCTCCATTTCTGATTTATGTTTGTATAAACAAAGATACGAATTTTCAAAGTATTTTGATTTATTATTTTACATATTTTGTGAATCGTGCTATTTGTCCATCTGTTGGACTATGCAAGAAACCTTCCAAAGCTGGTTTTGATTTATAGCCTTTTGCATTATGCCAAGCATCTGTACCAGATATGCTTCTTAAAAATTGAACTTGGATTTTATCTTCAATTAATTCTTCACTGGCTTTGATTATAGTTACATCATTGTAGTCTTTACTTATCAACTTGTTTTCTTGCTTCCTTATGTGATGATGAAAGTGTCCTAAATACCAATATCCATACAAGCATTTTGACCAGCTATTCTTGGCTTCAGTCTTCATCAAGTTTGGCAATTCAGAATCTTTTGCTGTATCTCCATGTGAAAAGCCAAGTAAATTCAAACCATAGTGAACGTATTTTCTGGGACTTGATGTTGTATTAAATTCTATGTTTGGATTGCTTGAATAATACGCTTCAAGACATTTGCTGAAATAGTAGCCACTCAAATAATCATGGTTTGACATACAATGTACATAATAAACATCAGCTATCTGGATCAAAGCATCAAGCACCAGTGTGTAAGTTTGAAATGCCCTGTTGAATGTATCGTAAAACTTATGACTAACATCTTGTGGCGTTCCCTTTGTTGTTGTGTTCAATAATGAATCAGTGTGCAAAATATCATTGCCACCAACCACAATAATTTTTTCAATCTGGTAGCATTCTATGTATTGCAAAAGACCATTCACGCCATCAATAAAACGCTTTGCTGCAATATCAATATCATATTGGTTTCCAGTTTCTTCTTTGGTTGCTAATTTTCCAAAATGAATGTCGGATGGTGAAAGACAAAATAAGACTGGCTGCTGGTATTGTTCACGTTGTAGTCTTTCTTTGTTTGGTGCAACTTCTTTTAATACTTCAACAAGCTGGTCAATACTTTGCTTTAAGTCAATATCCTTTGTCTTTGCAAAGATTGAATATTGCTTTGATTTATACCAATAGTGTTTGATATCTTCAATAGGTATTCCAGCCTTAATGCTTTCATCTATTAAGCCAGTCTTTTGCTTTTGAAAATCTCTGAACTCATCTTCAGTAAAATGCTGTCTGAAAAAAAGTGCATCGCTTTGATTGAACCACTTTGGCATTCGTGGTCTGAATGGTGTTTTCATTTTTTAATTTTAGCTAAATAACCGATTGCTTTTGGATGACATAAGAAATATTCCAAAGCTTGAAGAAAGTGTCCTCTTGGTTCATATCCTTCTTTGTTTTTTGGTTTTGCTAATTTGCCATTCATATCCTGTGTACACTCTTCCAAGTCACTCAATAATTCTGTACAATTTGGATTGATTAGTATTCTTACAGGCATATTTCCATTGAATAAATCATTGATAAACACACGCCTTCCCAGCATACCTTGACCAATGCTTCTATAAGATGGATTCTTGTTTGGTATGCGCTTTTGCACGTTTAATTTAGCACTTTTTGACAAGCCTTGCAACAAATCATCAAACAATGTTTTTGTTTTGAGACTGCTGGAACTGGTGCTGATTCCAGTATTGTAGTTTCCAGAAGCATCACCATAAAGAAAAAACCCTGTTTGTATTTGTGGGTATTTTGCTTCAAAAAAACTGCCAAGACTTTTTGCATTGTTGTTTGGTGATTTCAATGGAAGCTGGTCAATTATGTTGACTTGCCAGTATTCTTCAAAGCCATTCCAGAAACCATCTTTGATGTATTCAAGCTGAATAATCAATCCAGACATATATGGCTGTGTGTTAAAATCTACTGTGTAATGCAATGGACTTCCTTCAACATATTCTATCTTTTTGACATGCTTTGGATAGCTGAATGTTGAACAATATTGCATGGTCTTACTTGGCTTTGGATCCCCTTGATAAAGTGCATTGAAAGTGTTTGGATTTGCCTTTGCAATTGACATAATTTTTTTCTTGCTGTGTTTGGCTTCCCATAACGCTTCACCATATTCACGCATATCAGCTTCATGCGTTTCATTCTGTTTAATGGCTTCAAGTCTTAATACTTCCCATCCTTCTGGCATTCGCTGAAGAATTTTGCCACACAAATCTTCTTTGTGCCATCTGGTCATTGTAATCAACTGCTGACTATCATTGTGCAATCTTGTCAATAATACGTTTGTGTACCACTCCCATTTTCGTGCTTGGTCTGTCAAGCTGTTGCCTTCAATAGCATCTTTCACTGGGTCATCAATGATGGCAATGTCAACACTTGTTCCAGTAAGCGAACCACCAACACCAACAGACTTATAAAATCCACGATGTTCAATTGTTTCAAATATGTCTGCATTTCTTAAATAAGAACCAGATACAGTCTTAACATTGCTTTCATTCAATCTTGTTTGTGGAAATACATCCTTATAGTCTTGTTCATCAATAATGCGCTGTACATCACGATTGAAAGACTTTGCAAGGTCTGAAGAATAAGAACAACCAACCACTTTAAGCTTCGGATTTTTACCAAGTAAGTAAGCTGGTAATCTTCTTGATGTAAGTTCAGACTTTCCATGTTGTGGAGGCATGAACACCATCAACTTTTTTATGTCACCACTTGCAAACCTATCCAGATATGAAGCCAAAAGTTCATGATGCCAATTTACTTCATAATCTTTCTTTGTGTATTTGACAAAGTTCAAGAATTTACGCTTTGCCAGTTCCACTTGTATCTGCTTCAGTTGTGGCAGTGCCGAGAATTTTGGCAAGTTGTTCAAGCTGTTCTGTTGTTAAGTTGTCAAAGTTGTAGGTGTTCTCTTGCTTGGTTTCCTGTGTGATTTTACTTTTTTCTGACTGGTCAAGTCTTTGTTTACCAAGCCATATCTGCATTGGAACATTTCCTTCAAGAGCGGTCTTGTATTGTCTGTTTCTCAAAATGCTGTCACCTTTTGCTCTTTTTAGTGCTTTATAGTCCGCAAATTTAAGTTTTTTATCTCTTTCTGTATGTCTGCTCAATGTGTCATAAGATATGCCCAAATTACCACAAATTTCTGTTCCATCGCATCCAGCTTCAAGTAATTCATCAACCTTTTTCCAGTCTATTTTTACAGCCATATTTTTTTTACTTTATTAACGCAAAACTTTATTGATTGGTTTCATTGTACCTATTTTCAAGTTCAGCCATTTCATAAATTACTGCCTCAATTCTTTCATCATTTAAATTAATATTTACTTGCTCAACAAATTGTTCGATAACTCCGACAATATACTGGTGATGAAATGCGCTGTTAATTTTTAAATCTTTTTTTAATGAATCTTGTATGTTCTGCAAGAATGCACTAAGGTTCATCGCTTCGGTATCTGTTAATTGTACAATCATGCTCAAAAAAAATGGTGACACCAAGACATGAAAACAGTGCCACCATTACAAAATTAATTAATCAACCTATTTATTTTGCTTCTTTATTTGCTTGGATGCACAACTCAATGAACTGCCCTATCTGATAGCCAATTTCAATTCCCTTCAAAACCAGTGCTTGTGATGTTTCACTGGATAAGCCTTTGATTTTTTCCTGTACACCACTGACAATTGCTTGTTTATACTCTGGACTGTCTTTGTGTTCTGTCCATTCTGTTGGTATGTCTTTGATGTGCTTGACAATGTTTGGAATCTTTAAGATGTTGTCAAATAAAGCGATCCCTTCAGCAAGTGTGAATTTTTTGTCTTCTAAACTTTTGGCAATCTCGACACCAAGTTCAACACTCCATTCAATTGTTTTTTTCAAGTTGTCTTTCATTAACTATTTTTTTTAGTTGTAACCCTATAAAATTATTCAAGTTCCTGTTGTCTTTTTTGGCTAATTGTTTCAACTGCTCAACCAGACCTTCAGTTGTTTTGCTTTCCACAAATGTAAATTGCTTTCTCATTTTTCAAAGATAAGCATTAATAATAAATTGTACAAAAAATTATTGATACCAGTCAATTTCTCTTGGCTTGGAATCAAAGTGCTTGAAGATAAGTGCAACAAGATAGACTGCAAGTTTCACGATCTTAAAAATCTTAAAAAATCCAGTGCTGGTTTTAATCTCACTTGCAACTGGTATCAAGTCATTAAATAAGTCTGAAATAAAAGTTTGATTGATGTTGATTTGTTCTTTCAACAAGATGTTTTCACTTCTTAAATTTTCCAGTTCTTTGCTCATAATATTCATTTAAAATTGTGTTCAAAATTTAGTCTTTCAATTTCTATTTTATAGTATTGTACTGCTGCCATTCCTTGTATATGGCTGTCAGTTGGAAAGAAATATTTCCAGCCTTTTGACTTGCCTCTTTTGATGTTATAAAAAAAAGCCATTCCAATTTTACCAGATGTTTTTTTAAAATAAACAACTGCTGCATCATCGGAAACAGGAATGATTTCATAGACATTAAATTTTTCATTTGAAAAATTTCCTTCTCTGGAAGGATTTGAAAAAAATTGTGCAATCCGTTCAGCGTATTGTTTTAATTCTTTGGCTGTTTGTCTTTGCATTATTTCTTTTGCTCATAGATTGAATTACATATTGCAACAGCTTGATCAACACTTTTTGCAGTGCCATCATTCAAGACTATTGGAATACATCTTTTGACAAATACTTTTTTTGTTTCAAGTGGATTTGGTTTTGGCATAACTTAAATATTTATTACTTGTTTATTACCATCAAGCTTTTTGATAGTTATTTTTTTCTTTTGAACTTTTTTTATAGTTCCATAATATTGATAATTAAAGTAACATTTGTCATCAATAAAATGAAATATACCTTCATTCAATCCAGTGTAAATATTTTTACATTCAGAATCTTGCCAGTCAGAATCTTCCAAGTCAAAAAAATCACATTCAAATTCTTGATCCATAACTTAAAATTTAAAAAAACTGGTGCAAGGAATAAACCAAGCACCAGCAAAACTTAACTACATTCAAAAAGGTAAGCCATCGTCAACAGCTTCAAGGGATTCGGTTTTTATTTCAATTGGTTGTTCTGCTGATGATAGTGTTTCAACTCTCCAGCAATTCAAAGATACATAAAATTTTTCTTTCCATTCATTGCCTCTGATATTAAAATTTACTTTGACTTCATCACCTACTTTCAAGCCATCCAGTATTGATGGATTCAGTGTTTCAAATTTTATGAATTGTGGGTATTTGTCATCAACTGTATGCACCACGATTTCTTGCTTTTCAAGTTTTTCATTGATTTTCATAATGTTTGAAATCTGATGCACTTTTCCTGTAATAAATAAGTCACTCATTGTTTCTGTTTTTTGTGTTGATAAATTATTTCTTGTTGTTTTGTAATCTGGAGCATATCCAAGTGTTGTAAGGTAGTAAAGCAAATCTTCCAGATTCCTTAATGAACCATAAGGTGTAGATATTTCGTACCAGTCTTGATATAAATAATTATCATTTAATGCAATCATGACCAAGTCAACATCTTGTTCATCTTTTGGATCAATTCTTTCAATACCTTTGCAATGCCTTATCAAGTCTTGATTGTCTTTGTTAATTCTGCATGAAACTTTGTACTGATAAACCATACCTTTTTCCTTATGCTCAACTTTATTGAACCCTACATCAAGCAATTGTTGTTCAGTCAATGTTGCTGGTCTTTGCCATGCTTTACTTTTTGATGTTTTTTCTTCACTTTCAATGATTGATTTTACTTGCTCTGGATCAAAGCTGAAGAAACAATCATGGTCAGAGTATTTCACATACCAGCTGTCATCTTGATGTTCATAAGCATTCAAGCCATCTTTGTAAAATGGTTGAAGCCTATGTCGCAAATGTGGCACTTTTTTTCTTGGGTCATAAAACCCGATGTCAATTAATTCTTGTTTTGTCATGTCTGTTGGTTTGATTAATATTTTATTGATACCTTATTTCTTCTTTTGTAGTTATATATTTCTTCAAGCATATCTTTATATTGACTTACAGAAATGCAGTGATTCAATAAATTTTGATTGAATTGAATTTTATGTATCATTTCATCATTATTATAATTTTTATTTTTTAACAATGAAATAATTGTTTTTACAAATACCATTCTGTTAAATCCAGAATAATATGGTTTGAATTTTAAAACTTCTTTTGCTCTTTCAATGCCATCAAACAAAGTTGAAATAATTAAATTCCCTTCTTCAAATTTTCTTATCCTTCCAATACTTTTTCCATTTATATCTTTATCTAATTTGCAACTATTAATACCTCCAACATAACCAGTCACAAGCGATTCACAAACAGACAAAGTAAAATCTGGAAACATTTGCATAAATTTTTTTAATTTAATATAATTTTCGTTTCCTAAATCACAATAGGCTTCAAGATAGTCTTTTTTATTCCAGTTTTTATTGTTTGTGTTTAACATTTGCACTTCATTCAAACCATAATTTTCAACAATGATGTAATTGACTGGAAGATTAAGTTTTTTTGCTGCATTGTATCTATGTTGACCATCAATTATTTCATGTTTTTCATTTACAAGAATTGGACTAAACAAATAGTTGTTCTTCATGCTTTCGATTAATCTTTTTAGGTGCAATAGATTTAAATTTCTATTACCCAATAAAGTTTTAAATTTGTCATAGTCTTTGGTCTTAAAAACTTGATTTACCATTTCCATAATTTTAAATTTTTTGATTAATTAATACGCTAATATAGTAAATTATACTAAATTTTAATACTTTTTTCAACTATAAAAATTGAATACCATTTGATTGAAATATTGTTCACTTCATCAACTTCAACACCTTCTTCAACTTTCTTCAATAAGTGTTTAATACTTCCACGTCTGGTTGTACTGTCTGTTTCTGCATATTCGGTTTTCAGCTGGATAAGTGCCTGTGACTTGGCTATCTTCCAGCATTCTTTTTTCTGTTCATCAGTCAAATTGATAAGACCTTTGTCAATCAAAATTTTGCACCAGTAAGGTTTAATTTTTCTGAACAATAAGTCATCACCAGTTTGTTCATATTCTTCTTTTAAAGCCAAGTATTTTTTCACAACTTGTTTTCTTGTGATTTCGTTTCTGCGCTCTATTTCTTCACGTTCAATTTTCTTTTGTAGCTTATCTTTTTCTTGCTCATAAGCCTGTATCAATTTGTTCCTGTAATCACAATATGACTTCAATACTTTGCCCAAAATAGACACGTTGAACTTTCCATAATAGGTTTCAATGTTGATGTCAAATTTTTCTGCTACTGCCATCTTGAAAGCTTTGTGTATTTCAGAAAGCGAAAGCATTGGATAAAACTCACACACAAAGTTTGTACACTCATTAATTAGTATTTCATTTTCTTGGCTCAATGGCTTGTCAAAATTTGCACCAGTGTATGTGTTTGCAATGACCAGAATTGAAAGGCTCAATTCATTCTTCATTACCTTGATTTGTCTTTCATCTTTAAGCTTTAGAACAGACCTTATGTTGTTTGTTCTGCCCTGTAAAATGATTTCAAGATTGTCTTGATTAATGTTGTTTTTTCTGGAGGCTTCTTGCAAAGCTTTCATATAAACCTCCATCTTGATTAGTTTTGTCATGTCTGTTGGTTTTTAAATACCAGTCAATGTTGATTCCTTGATACTGGTTTTCAATACAAAAATTTATTGCTTCAATTATTTTCTTTTCACCATGCTCTTGAAGACCAGCTTCAAGACTTTTAAATTTTCTTTCAATTGCAGTCTTTGATTTGTATGGCTTGTTAATTTCTTTTCGCATCTGGATGTGTTCTTCAATGGATCGTATAACTTCAGAAGAAAAAGAAACAGGATAAGTCAATTGTGCTTCAAAACTTGGCTTCTTTTTTTTGTTTATTTTTTTTTCTTTATTATTACTTATATTCTTATTAATTATATTCTTATTAATGTCATCGGATTTTACGATATCTTGTTGTCGGATTTTACTACAGCTTGTTGTCGGATTATTAAACAGCAAGTTGTTGATGTTTTCCATACATTCTTCATCAATAAGATAGTA